GCCCACTCAAGCCGTTTCATCTACCAGACGGTACTCTTCAGCCACGCGTGGTCGGGGTCACCAAGCCAGCCCTGATTGATCAAATCAGAGAAGGCCTGGATCCTGAGTTCACGCTTCTGGTGTGGATCAGCATAATGTTCAATGCATTCCATTTGCACAGTGGCGAGCTCGTCGAGGCGTGAAAAGTATTTGGTGCGTATTTGTTCAGTAAACTTCTGAAATTCGGGATCGGCTATGGCGTCAGCTTGGTTCTTCAAGAGCTGCTCGTGCATACCGGGTAAGAGTGGCAACCTCTTAGCAGTAAGCCGACGCACCGCAAGAGACACGCATTCATTGCACGCACAATAAATGGCACCGTCATGCGGTACGGCATAGCCGAAAATGGAGCGGTAAGCGCCATCAACGTACTTGCTGTCAGTGGGAAACCGAAGTTCGCCGTTGACGAAGTACTGATGGCCGCTCAGGACACGAAAGGAACCGTCGTACACGTACGGTTCCTGGACTCGACAACGAGTCGTGCCCACTCGATAGGGGTACCGGGAATAGCGGCCACGCGCCGGGTACCCATGCGCCGAAAAGTTGGCCGGACCCCTGCAGGAGGGCGGGTCATGGCCATTCGGATAGATTCGAAGAGGCGGCGCTGTTCGTAGAAGGCAAGGGTGTCAAGGACAATAGCGCGGTCAGCGGCATTCCATTTATTCATGCGAGGGAATTCGGCAGAAACGGATTGCACATTGGCGGCGAAAGAGTCAAGGAGAACGCCGTCCTTACCGATGACAGGTGCTTTATTCAATTTGGCTTCAGTGCTGTTTAGTTGGTCGAGAAGTTCAACGTAAATATTAACGCGGCGCGCGGCGTCAAACATGTTAGGACCAACAACGAAGAACTGCTTGCCAAGATAGCGGAAGAAGCCGGTGCCACGCTGGCGCTGGTGTTCGGTCCAGCCCCAGAAAGCGTGCTTGACTTGTGCATTGGTTAAATGTAAGGTCTCAGTAAAGACCTCGTCTTGGCTGACGACCTGAAGATCACCTGGGCCAATGCCGGGCAGATGCTTGACAAACCAGTCCTTAAACTTACGGTGCATTTTTGTAGTCGTCTTAGCACCAACGCTGTAGAATAGGGTCTGTTCAGTCACGGCAAGATCCTGATCACCGTTATGCGGTCCAAAAACAGGGAGTAAAGGCGCAGGCGATCGTGGTGGAAGCGGTGGCGGAAGCGCTGGAGCACGCCAACACCGGTTGCACTGGCACTGCGGCGCG